CCGTGAAAGTACGGAAGGATCCCCCGAATATCGATAGTGGATGTGGATTCCACCCCCCGATCGGCTGAGTTCAGCATAGGAGGGAACCCACCTGCGAGCCTCTTCCAGACACTTGTCTCTGTCCTTGTCGAGGTCGATGTCGATGACGACGTCTTGCTCGGGTACGAGGACATAATGCTCCTTTCTAGTGTCCAAGTCTTTCAATGTCGTAGTGACGTCGTCCCAACGTTTCGTAGGGAGGCCGTTTTCATTGGCGTACTGTGCCGGACGGTACTTGTAGAGCTCGTCGAGATATGACGGTTGCTCCTTCATCTCAGTCCAGTCTGAAATCGGGCTCTCCTTCTTCTCCCCCTGGGAAAATTTGGATTTCAATAGCCCTTTATACACCTTGCGCCTGTAGCTCCCATCGATCCAGAGACGATCGTGGAATTCCTCGAAGTAGTCCCGGATCTCGTCCTTGAACTTGTACATGGGGTATATAGTTCCGTCTGAATACGTCTGGGAGTACTCTTTGTACAGCTTATAGATGCGCTTGAGGGGGGTTCCTTCCTCGTCATCCAACTCGTCCCGATAGAAATCGAGGAAGTTGAATATGGGATTGGTCTTACTCATCATGCCGACGGGTTTGTAGTCGTCGTAATACGACGGACCCTTGGCCCTGTACAGGTCCATACAGTATTTGACGATGGCTCCGCGCTCGCCCTCGATTCGAGTCATGATCTCGTTGTACCGATGAATGTCGAGCTTCCGACCTGAAGGCTCCACATCGATAAGCCGCCTTGTAAGCCCACTCTTCGAGTCGGTGATGCGGACCGGCAAGTTAGTTCCTACGAATAGCATCGCCTCAGGCGCAAATTCGTAGAGGGATTTCCCCTTCTCGTTCATGACCATCGTCTCATGAGACACGAGACTGTTCAGGCGACTGTTGTCCGTGATCCTGGCTAGGTTGCCGTCATGCTGAATGGCCACACGAGGGTTTGACTTGAACGGCTCGAGAGCGAATTGGTCGCTGGGTCGCCCAAGAGACGCCGCGTCGAAGTAGGAAACATGCTCTTCCAGCAGTTTTGAGATGAGATTCAGAACCGTCGACTTACCGGATCCGCTGGAACCATAGAGCACGAAGAACTTCTGGATCCAAGCGGAGTCTCCGGTGAATATAGATCCGATACCCCATTCGAGTTTCTCCCTCTCGTCCGGATCGTAGAGGGTGCTCATTAGCTCTTCGTAGGCGGGGCATGGGGTATCGCTCAGAGAATATGAGAGTGTTCCAGTTACGTAGTCCTCCCTTCGGGGGATCTGGTTGGCGAACAGTATCTTGCTGTCTAGAGGGTTGTGGGAGTCCGGGAGTTTGGACATCCACGACTTGTAATCTGTGTATGTCTTGGAGTCGTAGTCCCCCAAATACCGAGGCCAGACGGTCCCGTCAATTCTCTCTGAGGCCTCTTGAAATTGACGGGCGACGTCGGCGTCCACAATACGCACCAGGTCATACTCGTCAGTACTCCAGAAATGCGTCTCGGGGTTATAAACGGCATAAAAGGACTTCCCACGAACCATGAGATCCTTGAATCGTTGCACGCGCCAGGCCGGCCGCACCTCGGTGGTGCCCGATTTCAGGGCTCGCTCCTTGATCTCGTAGAAATCCATTTGACTCCTTATATGTCGTAGTTCTCCGCGAGGTAGAGTTGCATTTGATACCAGAGCTCAAGGCGGTTCTGGTTCGGGAACTCCCCCGACTCGTAGAACTCGGGAACATACTTGAGAGGGAATATGCCTCCGCGTCCGTGGGAATCGTACTGACGACTCATCCATCGGTTGATAGCCTTCTCGACCTTTCGATCGAGTTTATCATCCAGCATGACGTCGCAGTCCATGAAGTTGATTCCGAGGTTGTTGATCATCTCCCAGAAATAGGGAGCGGGGCCCTCGTCATCGTCCAGCTCAAACGCCATACGATCAGCCAGCCCGAGCAGAACCTCGAGGACGTTAGCCGGGCGCTTGAGAAATGCGGGGGGGAGCTCCCCGCCGTAGCGGTTCCGCCACTCACGGCCATCCATGTCCCTATTGCGGTCCATCATGGCGGAGTAGCGGAACTCGGTACGGTAGAGCTTCATCAGGAGGAAGTAGCTGTCAAACATGCTCGGCAGCGGGTTTTCGTCCCCCCCCAAGAATGAGACTAGGAAGTCGAAGTATTCGTCTTCCATCAGCGGGATCCTGAGTACGAGTCCTCAACGACCTCGAGGCGGATATCGTAGGAGAGGTTGAAGTTACGGATCCACATGACCGTGACGATGGAGTCAGTCCCGAGTATGAGATCGATGTCACCGAGCCATTCGTCCTTGTTGTCAATCGTGATCATGTCCGAATCGCACAGGACCTCGTCATCGACGAAATACATCAAGTCGACGCGCTCGAATCCGAATGCGCCCTCGTCGTACTCCTCCTCGGAGATGGCCCGGATGGTCTCGCCCTCCGCAACCTCCTCGTCTTCGTCCTCTTCCTCTGGAGCCTCTCCGATGATCTCGGAAATGTCGTCCTCCATGGTAAACGGGCGATACTCGTCGTTGATGATTTCCTCGTACTCGTCCATCTGCTTCTCCTTCTCTTCAGGAGTCTCCTGGACCTCGTCCGAAGACTCTACAGCCTTCTCGGGCTCCTTCTTCTCGCCCTTCAAGTCCTGCACGGCAAGAAATCCTGCCGTGAGACCGACGACGAGCGCCGGTAGTAGTTTCACTTGCGTCCCTTTCGTTTAGTTGCTCGACCAATGGCGAAACCGACCAGGATCAGAAATGCTACCTTCATCGAATTGCCACCCTGTCAATCTGGTCGTAAATAACGCCGTCGACGTTGAAGTCGAGTACGAACTTGGTGACCTCGCGTCCGAGGACCGGGTCGTAGTCGCGGTAGTTAAACACCTCGAAGTTGCCGAACTCAACGATGCCGTCGCCGTCCTCGTTGTCGTACACCCAGCCGACCACAGAACCGGCAGACGTCGGAGGCAAGCCGAGGCCCTTGTACACATCATTCAGGAGCAGATATCCACGAGTCCGCAGGATGTCGTTGGCGTAGTTCTCCTGAGCGTGGAGGATCATGAGGCTGTAGTCCTCGTTCCCCTCCCAGGCTTTCGCATTCTGGTCGAACACGACAGCATATGGCGAGACGCCGAGCTCACGCATGAACTCCTCAGGCTTGAGCTGGAACTCGCGCCCCGTCTCGTTGTAGTAGTCCATCTTCGCCTTGTCAAGGGCGTTGGCGTCAGCCTCGGCGAGAATACGCTCGGTCTCCTCCTTACCGAAACCCTCCTCGATACGGTCCTTGTAGTTGCGGAAGGACTCCTCGAGACCGGCGTAGGCCATGGACAGACCCGCAATCCGGTGTGCAGAAATCCGGTGCGCCAGGATCAGAGAAATGGCGGAGGCCGTTCCAATGCTCAGCGGCAGGGCATAGTGCTTGACAAGGTGCTTCGTCAGGTTGCCCCAGGCACGAGCCTTAGCAATCTGGATCTCTCGCTTGTCGAACTTCTCCTCGTCCTCGGCCGCCTTGACCGTGGACAGCTCGTTTAGGTCCTCCCAGGTGACCTCGCCGACGCTCAGCGTCTGCTTGGCCGTGAGGACCGCGGTTGCGGTGAAGCCGGCGATCCCCAGCCCCGTCAGGATGGCGGGAGCGTGCTTGGAGACGATAAGAGCGCCCTTGCCGGCGAGGCGCGAAATAACAGTAAGGCTCATGATGCGAAGTACTTCCTCTCGTTAAGGCTCTTGTAGACTGCGATTACCTGACCGTCACTCATGCGGTCAACCTTGGCGACCCAAGCCGCCGATCCTCCGTATGCTTGGCGCAGCTTAGCGCGCATCTGCTCGACGCTCATTTGTTGTTCCTTATGTCGTTCACAATCCCTGCGATGAGGATGGCGTTGATGACTATCAGACCTGCAAATACGACCCAGATCGGCAGGGATCCGAGGCCAGCGAGAATGAGAAGCAGAATGAAGATGGTGAGAAAGATGGCTGTGAGACTGTAGACAGTTGTCATCTCTTCGTCGTTCATCGGACGTCCTCAGGTTTCGGTAGATCGAGAATGTATCCATTGCGGGAACGGACAGCGCGTCCGCTTCGGAGATCCCGCCATCCCCAGTTCTCGTCGGTGTACGACTGGGAAATGCCGGCCATGCCGTACAGGTCTCCCACGGTCGCTACGTCGTACTGGTCACAGATGCTGATCAGGTGATTCAGGACATCCTCGGCCTCACTACGGGTTGCGAATATGATGGACTCGAGATTGTGCTCCCGACGGTCCATCTGAGTGTATGTCCGCTCGGTCGGGGTCTCACGACGTCCGTACGTCCGATTGGAATATGAGGTGTAGGTCTTGTTGCTGCGAGAGCGCTGAGGACCGCCGTCGCCTCCGAAGAGCAGACGGTCGATCCCGGATGTGAAGATATCGCTTACGGCGTTCTTGACGCTGGGCAGGGCAATATCCCAGAGAAGGTAGTTAGCCACCTCCTTGATGTCCTCGGCGAAGAACGCCTGAAGAGCCTGCTTTCCGAGACTGCCCTTGTCGATACGCGCCGGAGTCTTGACGACCCTTTCGACTGCGGGCTTGGTCTTGCGCGAGTTGGAGGGGAAATCGCCCCGCACGGGTACATTATCGGTCATGCTCGCTCCTTCTGATATGCGGGGCCCCAGGTCTCCCCAGGGCCCCGCTCGGGTTTCTCAGGCCTCGATCTGGTTGAATACGTCCGGCCGCTCCTTCTTGGCCTGCTCGATGAGTGCCTTGGGCATGACGCCGTTGAAGAACTTGATGCTCTTCTTCTCGTCCTCCAGCAGGCTCAGAACGAACTCGTCGTAGAAGATGCTGTCCTTGAACTTGGCGAGGATCTCCGGCGACTTCTGGAATCGCTTACCGTCAGACGACCGCTCGCCGTAGGCCTTGTCGACGATGGTGCGGAAGTAGTCGAACAGCTTGAACTTGTCTTTCTTGGTCCAGTCCTCGGGCTTACGAGACATGAATGCCTGAAGCGTGTCGGTGAAGCCGTCGGGCTCCGACTGCTGCAGGTCAATCAGGTCCACCTTGTTCATGTGGAACCAGAGGGTCTCGGTGACCATGTCGCCGTCGAAGGTCTCGGCGCTGACGTTCATCTTGATCATGGATATACCTTTCAGTCCATCGAGTTGAGAGTAGTGGCTGCGAGCGACTTGGTCTGCTTGACAATATGGTCCCACGAGGTCTTCTCGTCGAACTTGTCGCTCTTCTGGATGACGCGCTTGACTGTCTTGCCGTTCTCGGTGAGGGTAACCACCACGGCCGCCTGAAGCTCCATCGTTCGTTCCTTTCTGAAAATGAGAAACCTAGAACCCGAGTTGGGTTCTAGGGGTGAGTAGGATCAGTCGTTGGTCTCTTCGACGAGCTCAGCGTCCACGACGTCGGCGTCCGATTCGATGGCGGCGGGAGCCTCGTCATCACTGTCGCTGGAGTTAGCAAGGGCCTTCACCAGGACGAGCGCGGCGAAACCGGCTGCGGCGGGCAGCACGTAACGCGCACTCTTCTTGGCGACGGCACCGAGCTTGGTCCAGTTGACGGCGACGATGGGGGTCTCGTCCTCAACGGTCTCGGAGGTCGGAACGGTGGTGGCAACGGTGTTCTCGGACATGAGAGTTCCTTTCGAGTTGATGGGGTCTCATTATAGTGCGTGCAGAATTTGCGAAAGCCTATGCCCTTTGTTAGAGGGCATAGGGGTCTAGTTGGTCTGAGGTGTCTGGAGGGAGTCGATGGTATCGGCAAGGGTCTCGGCGTACTGTCGTCCAGCCTTGTCGCCGACATATGTACCAAGGACACTACTACCGATACCGTATATGGCGGTCAATACCACTCCGGCTGGAGGGCAGAGAGCGCCGACAACGGCACCGGCGGTGATGCTGGCGGATGTCGAGGCGACAAGGGATACGACCTTGTATCCGGTGGTCTCTTTGAAACTCATGGTTATTCCTTTCTAGATGGGTCTCGTTATATACTGTGCTCCTTTCACGAAAGCTTGAACCACTTCTCAGTGGGCTCGACGACGAAATCGACCACCACGACGGCCCTTCCGTCGTCCGAGACCTGGGCGCCGTAGTGTACCTCGATCTGCCTCTGCTCATTCCACCCGAGCTGATCACCCAAGGAAATACCCTCGAGGCCGATTCCGGCGTAGAATTCGTTGAGGCTGACACACATCTCTCGGAGGAGAGTGTAGTTGAGTTCGTTGACGACCCGGTCGATCTTGTTGACGGTGGACTTGAAATAACGGCCGCTGTAGGCGTCGTAGAACAGGACGTCGCCCTCGCCGCAAACCACAGCCGTGTCACGAGGATATGGGTCCATCTTGGACGCGGCATTCTGGGAGATCGTCTTCTCCTCCGGACCTAGGCGATCCTGAACGGATGCGCGATAACGGTCGTACACCTGGCGCGTGCCCTCGTAGGCAAGGAGCAGGGACGACTCGCGCTTGACCGAGATGCTGTGAGCGCCGATGACGCAAGCGCCCGTGGCCAATATGGCGATGGCCGGAGGAGCGTAGATCTTAGCGTAGATCTTGATTCGCTGCTCCTTGGTGAGGCGCTTGAAGTCGTCAATATCCCACTCCTGCATCTGGCGGTCCGCATGGACGCTCAGAGCGACCGACGCCCCGAGGCCCAGCAGCGCCAGTCCGGTGAGGATATGGTGCGAGTTGCGTACGACGAAGTCCTGGGCGGCTTTGACGAATGCGAGGTTCATTTGCTTTCTCCTCCAATATTGATGAGTGCTTTATACCACTCGTTCTCTTCCAGATCGCCCTCTCGCTCCCGAATGTGGTCACGATACATCGTCTTTACAGAATCGCTCACGCTACTCTGGATAGCATTGATGAGCATCTGCTTGGCGACTTCGGGGGCTACGTCGGCGGGGACCGTGAGGGTGACCTTCTGTGTATTGGTAATAGGATCCGGCTCGGAGAATTCCAGCTTGATGTCGTCGTTGTCCATGTGCGTTCCTTTCTCGAGAAACCTAGAACCCGTGAAGGTTCTAGGAGTGTGTCAGAGATTGTGATCGATGTGGGTAGGGGTGGTGAAATCCTGCTTCGAGATCTTGTAACGGGAAAGCACCCACCTGACGATGGCGTAAATACCAACGCAGTAGATGACAGACTTGACAAGGTTCTCGACGAGGCGGGAGATCAGCATGATCAATCCTTTCGGTCTATAGGTCTCATTATATGCCCTGCTGATTCTGCGAAAACCTAGAACCCGTGAAGGTTCTAGGCGTGAGAGTCACTTCTTGGTAGAGTTCTGTCGGAAGATCTTCTCGATCTCGGCCCAATCTTCTTCGAGATACTTCTCTACTTCGTCGTAGTCCTGGGCGGGCTGATCTGAAGCAAACTTAAGAAGGTGCCGCTGGCGGCGGACGGTCTTCTTGAGAGCCTTGATCTGCTGCGCCTGGGAGTAGACGGTGTACAGAAACATGACGAAGGAGATGAAACCAAATGTGATGAAGATGTTGGACATGATGCATTCCTTTCGTGAGGGGTCTCGTTATATACCTTGCAAAATCCGCGTTCCAATTTTCCCACCCGGGAATTTTTGGATTTCGAAAATCAGAACTTTTTGGAAAAACCTAGAACCCTTGTGGGGCCCTAGGCTTTCTTGTCTCAGATGCGGATCTTGGCGACGAATCCGAGTGCCTTGGAGGCGACGGGGAAGATCTGCTCAGCCTTCACGATGGCGAGGATTCCGAGGATGGAGCCGGCGGCGCCCACCACGGCATCGGGGCTGGGGCAGAAACGACGGTGTTTTGCGTCTTGAATCTGCTCAAGCTCCTTGATGCTGCGGAGAGCTTCGCGATAGGCTTCACTGTCGGGATCCATGCCGTCGATGAACGCGTAAGCCTCTTCGAGGGCCTTCTTGGTGTTCGGCTTGTTGTCGGACATGGTATTCCTTTCAAATGAGGGGTATCATTATAGACCATGTCGATCCCGCGGATCGTCAGACCTCGGAGACCTTCAGAGTGGCCGTGTCCTTCTTGGTCATGTCCTGAGCAGGGGTCTCCAGAGCGGCGTAGACCTCCTGGTTCTTGTGGTCCACATGGAGTACGCCATCAACCTCGGGCTCGTAGTTCTTGGCTGCAAGACCGAGCAGAGCGCCCAGGAAAGTGTCGAGAGCGGTGATGGTGCCCACAACCGCCTCAGTGTGAGGGAAACCCCACAAACCCGCCAGGGCGAGATACAGGGTGGCGAGGGCAGGAAGCAGGATCTGAGCAATCCACTTCAGGGTGTTGTAGGTCTGATTCGACAGCGACATATCGCTTGTCCTTTCTCCGGGTGTCGGGAAAATGGATCGGAAGCCGGTTCACGGCGTCCATTACCTTTTCAGCAGTCCCGTTTCCGCCGAAAGTGTGGTAGGGCTGATACAGATACTTCTGTAAGTCCTCAAACTCATCGATGGTGATGTAACCACGGGACAGATATGCGGTTCCCATAGCCACGATCTGGTTGTGAGCTAAGCCCAGCATTAGCTGCGTCTTGGCGTCATGTCTTTCTGCACGTTTCTGGAGATAAGCCCAGAGACCAGTACTGGTGAGAACGGAGCCGAATATGGTGATCACCAGCTCCACAGTATGAGACATTTAGCCTCCGATAGAAACGATTGGGCGCACTCCGTACTTCTCAGTCCACTGGGCCCAAGTGATCCGACGCTGGTCGCCGTAGTACAGGCCAAAGTAGTCCTTAGAGATCTGATCCCGGAGCCAGAAGGACTCACCCGGGGTCGGAATCGGGTTACCGACACGGAAATACGAGAACTGACGCGAGATGGGGCCGATAGTGTGTGTGTCACCGTTGATGCGGTTGTGCACAAGATATGAACCGAACATCTCGAACTCAGACGGAATGGTGAGTTGCGGGTACTCCCAGGTCCAGTCCTTCTCCGTACGCTCCCAGGCATTCCCGGTGTTCTCGTAACCGTGCGGCTCCATAACAGGGAACGTCCGGAAGTCCGACATAGCGAAGACCTGGGTTAGCGTAGAGAACCGTACCATACCATTGGAATAGTCCCGTCGCATCTTGGAGCCGTTCCAGCCGTATTCGCACCATCCAGACTCGCCGATGTTGTCGATTCCGAGGTTGCGGTCGCTCATGACCGTAATGCGGTGCTGGTTCTCGCCATTCGGGTAGTCCAGCCATCGGTCGAAGTCGACGATGATCCACTTGCAGGAATTATCGTTGTACTGCCAGTAGTCACCCAACCACAAGCCGTCGAACGTCCCGTTTCGAATGGCAGCCTTCTGTGTGGGCGTCATGACCCGTCCCAGGTTGTTACCACGAGTAATGACTCGCTTGAGATTCGGATCGTTGTTGAAGGCGTTGAGGAAATCGTTCTTGTTGTTCAGAGCGATCTGTTTGGGCTGCATGACACTCTGAGCCCACTGAGCATACTGAGCGCCAACCCTACCGCGGCAGTCCGTGACTTCGAAGTCCGTGTTCGTCTTGGCGCCCCTTGGGACCCGAATATAGGCGATGATGACTTCGAAGGTGTCGTTCGTCTGGGTAGGCTGTGGGAAACCGCCCCCAGAAGTTCCCTGAATAACACGGGTACCAGCGGAGCGAACGCTGGGCGTCTTGTCGACCCTGATGGTTATGGCATCGTAACGATCGCCGTCCGTAGCTCCCTCGGTAAGCGCGTATACTTTGTTCGCGTCGTTCTCAATCCAGTGCCCTTTGATCCAGGCGCGGCCAGACTGGACGACGATCTCACGCCCAGAGCCCTTGGCAACCTGGTACCCTCGACCCCAGTTCTGGAATATACCGTCCGAGATGACTCCGTCGAACATTCGGCCGAAGTCGTCAGCGGAGTATTTCCGGTCCCCATTGATAGAGACGAAGAATCCTGATTTCTCTGTCATGTGATGTTCAACCCCGGTTTCGACTTCTGAATATCGGACAAGGACTCGAACGTCGGATAGAAGACGTCGCCCTCCGAGTCCGAGGAGGTGCGGATGTACTCGGTTACCCGAGCGATGTCCTGCTGCCCGAACTCGTTCTGGATCTGCACGAAATCGCCCAGGAAGAAGTCCTCGTTGTAAGTATACATGGACTGTTGGGCAGCCTCACCCGAGAACATCTCGAGGGGCATGTGACGCCACAGTTCCGTATTACACTGCTCGTGGATCTGACGATAAATGGATTCGGGGTCGATCGACGCCACTCCCCACTGGCCGCTCCCTTTCGAGATCATGTACCCGTTGGTGTGTTCGATCGACGGACTCTGGAAATAACCTTCTCGCAGACCAAGTCCCCTGGTACCGACAGTGACGGAGTTGTTCTGCATCGCGGAGTCTCGGTTGTCATCGAGATACTCTTTTGATAGCTGCAATTCCAAAGGTACAGTGAATTTCACAGCGCCCGAGAATATCTTTGTTCGCGTAGACACCTTGGACTTGAAGTAGGTTGCCTTGGACAGGTTGTCATACTTCGGAGAGAATACTACAGGCGGACGCTCGCCTTGATTGAATGTTCGGTTCACACCGTTATACGTATACCCGTACCAGTAATACGGATCTTCCCCGTCAAACTCGATAGCCCATCCGGACATGGTTAAATCAGTTAGATTCTGAACGAGCTTGTACCAGGAACCCTCCATAATATATGGATCGGTATCATCATAGGCTGCATGAGAGTAATCGGCATTACGCGTCATGTTTCGGACAGTACCGTTGGCATTAGCCCTGATGTTTCCGATGTCCATGGAGGAAACCGGTCGACCTTTACGAATCCCCGCGGGTAGCTCATCAACCGAGTACCAACCGAATCCTGTGACGTGTCTCTCGTGCGACGTGTCTAGCGAGTCCCTCTGTTTGAACAGCAGGTTGGTGTAGTGTTTAATAACATCTTTGACTTTCCCTTTTGTTCGCTCGTGCATGCATAGCCTGGTCCCCTCCCAAATGGGATAGGGGTGCATAACACGTCGGTCCAATATAGACTCGAGACTTCGACCGCTGACCGTCAACAGCGACTGCTTGCTATACTCTGTGTTAAGCTCGACCTGCTCGATAATCATGAGCTTGTTCGTACCTTTAGTGTACAGGTAGTAGTCGAGTTGATAGATCTGCAGGTTCTCCAGGGTGCCGGGAACCGTGAGCTTGAAATCGCCGAATCCGTGGAATCTCTCTGTCCAGATGATAGACTTATAGTCCTCGCAGATGTGCTGAAGGACCATAGCTTCATCAAAAACCGCAAGATACATGTCACACCCCCTGGAAGAGAACGTCGGTCGAGAAATATACGTCCGTGAGATTCGGATCATTCATAGCGATCCGGAACTCGTTAACGCCAGGTCTTAGCTTGAGCCAGTCTGAGTTACGGTCCAATGCCGCGATGAACTTGTCCTTGCGGCCGCCCCGATTCCGGATGATGGACTTGCGCCCCGTCCTAGAATTAACCGTGACGATGTCGCCACCCACTATGGGATCGACCTTGTAGTACGTCTTGTCAAGAAATGCCCCGGTGAGTTTGAATTGGTCGCCGGAGAATGTCTCGGTCACCGTGATTGGAAGCTTGGCTCCCGGACGGAACGTGAAGACCATGGTGAACCCGGTCTCCACATCGCCCTCATAGTCGATCGTAGCGGACAATAAACCACGGTCCTTGCTGAACTCCAGCGACGGAGACGGCTGGTCCATGAAGTCGAACTCGAAAGATGGGATCTCCCTGGACCATTCGAGGTTCTTGTCGATGCTGGTGTCCGCGTCATGCCAGTAGGCATCCGGACATAGGATGGAGATGTTGATCTCCTGTTCCTTCGAGAATATGTCCGCCTCAACTGTCTCGACGTACCCCTCGGTCTTGACCCTGCGCTTGTCCGTGTTGATATACACAGTCATGAGCTGCTTGATCTGGAACCAGGAGTATATGCGCTGCCTGCTGGTCTCAATGTCGGGCATGGGCAACGGCGCGAGTTTGATCTTGAGGTTCCTCATTCCCGCCCTCGCGCCGTTGAATATGGCCACATCCGTAAGAGCCAGTTCAGTCGTGTTGATCGAGGCCTTCGTAGCCGACAGGCCATCAACGGATTTGACAGCCACGCCAATCCCCCAAGGATCCCTCAGAGGAAGAACGACGCGTTGCTGTCGGTACGTAAGAAACTCGATTGACTCAATCATAGCTCGTACATGGCTCCCTTCACCTGCTCGATCTGGTTACGAGTCTGGCGGTAGATCTCCGCCTCGGACAGCGCCTTCGGCGAGTTGTTGTACTGGTTGAACACGAGACTTGTGCCCTGGTTGTACGTCTCGCTGGCGGCGGTGTCGTTCGACTTCACCGGAGTGCTAGTGACGACTCGTCCAGCAAGCTGAGCGGTTGCCGTCGATGTGAGAGTGGTAGCAATCTCCTCCTGCGGGAGGATTTCATCGAGACGACCCGCTTGCTCCTCGACCTGCGATAGGTCCAGAACCGGCTTGATCGTCGGATCGGCGTTCTCTCCGAATGCGTTGTTCCAAATATCCTTCGTGTTACCGAAGCCCTTGGACAACGCGTCGACGGTGTCAGTAGCCATGGTGGTGGCCGCCGCGATGCCCTGCTCAGTGTTATCGGTGATACCGTTCGCAAGACCCTGCATCAGGAAATCACCGATCTCGTACATCACCCTCGAAGGAGAATGGATGCCGAACGCCGCTTTGACTTTCGAAACAACGGTGCTACCCATACTCGTAACCGCACTGGCGATAGAGGAGAGTTTGCTGGTGATCGCGTTCTTGAGGCCGTTGACCAGCTGGATACCAGCGCTCTTCATCTGCGCAACCCCCGTGGATACGAGAGTCTTGATACCCGTGCTGATGCCCCTAGTGATGGCGCTGATGAGTCGAACGCCCGCCTGAGCCATCGCTTCGGAGTTGTTCTCGATCGCGTCAGCAAGTCCGTTGATGAATTTGATGACGGTCTTGGCTGCTGCATCGGTGATCCGCGGCATCTCGTCGCCGAGACTGGTGATGAACGCCACGATGCAGTCCGTGGCCTTCGTCCCGATCTCAGGGATCTTCTGACTCAGACCGTCCAAGAACGATATGAGGACATCCGAACCTCTCTGGACCAACTGCGGCATGTTATCGATGAGAGCCTGCGACAGAGTCAGGATCAAGAATATGGCACAGTCGATCAGAGCTTGAGCGTTGTCATATATGACCTGGATGATCGCCAGAAGTATCGTGGTCATGAGCTGGACGAACGTCGGGATGGACTCAATCATAGCCTGAGCGCCAGACGTCAGGATAAGCTTGAGATACTCGACGATTGTGCCGGAGTTATCGATGAGGACTTGCATGAAGTTGATGAAGCCCTCGCCGAGTGCCGTACCCATCGCAGGCATTCTCTCGATGAAGCCGTCGACCGCAGCGAGGAACGTCTGGACACCATCGGCTCCCGAGGTCGACAGGTTCGCAATAGCATCAACCAGCTTGGCGATACCCTCGGTCGCTAGACCAACGCCCATCCCGATCATCAGGATAGCGCCACCCAGTGCAAGTAGACCAACTGCGGCAAACTCGGCAACATATCCGACAGCCACAAGAGCTGCCAGCCCCAGGGCCATGATGGCGATACCCTTGCCGGCCGTAGCCCAGTCCATCTCGCCCAGCATCCTCATTACAGGTGCCAGGAGAGCAAGCGCCGCTACCGTCACGAAGAGACCCGCCGCACCAGCGAGGCTTCCCCCACCGATGGAGCTGATCCCTACGAGAACAGCCAGGGCCGCTGACATCATGACCAGACCCTTGAGGTAGTCGCCCCATGGCATGGAGGCGAAGCTCTCGATATCGCTGGCGATGAGCTTGAGTGTTGCCGCCAGGACAAGGATCGTTAGGGCTCCGACAAGAGACTTTCCGCCGGATAGCTTGTCGCTTCCGAGTCTTTCGACGGTGAACGTCAAGGACGCCAGACAGATATCCATAGCGATGATGCCCTTGATCGTGTCGCCCCAAGACAGCTCACCGATCTCGGTTAGGACTTTCGCAATTTGTCGCATGGTAAATGCCAGCGCAAGGAATGCGAATGCCGAGGCCTTCTTGATCTTGACCGTGCCCATCTGGGACATCATGGTCATCATCTTCATGATAAGACCAAGTGCCAGAACACCCTGAGTCAGGTCAGACAAACTCATCTCACCGAGCGGCTTGACCGCATAGGCAAGGAGCATAACGCCGATGCCCAGCGGAATCGCCGTGAGGGCGAACGCCAGGATATCCTTGTTCTTCTTGGTAGTCGTATCGGCCACCATCATCAGCATCTTTATGACTGCGAAGAGCCCAAGGGTTCCCTTGAGAATATCATCCCAGTCCATGGTGCCGATGTTGTTCAGCGCCTTGCCCAGTAGGAGTGCGACTCCGGCCAATACGACCAGCGCCAGCATTCGCTTAGCGAGCCCCTTCGTGTCCTTGCCTTCACCGGCGCTGGACAGCTCGTCCTCTGCCTTCTTCAGCATGTTGAACATGAAATATAGAGCTGCACCAGCGGCCACAATCTTGCCTGCCGG